AGAAAATTGAAAGTCTGCGCCTCCTTGTGGGGAAAACTGTGTAGCAACCACACCTTTTGCTGCATCATCTTGTTGTCCTGCGACATATGAAAATAATCTATACTGTGATTTAGCCCTAACAACTAAACTGGCAAAAGATGTACCTGTTCTAATAAAGTCACCTAAGGTACTCTGTATAGCCTTTGAAACAATACCTAAACCAAAGTCACCAATACGATCAGTAGCACCTAAGAGTCTTAAACCATCAGCAGTGAGAAACATAATATCCCCACCTATCTCTTGTATGCTATCTCCATCAATACATCCAATGTCTTCACTAATTGGTGCTAGTGCAAAATTAGATAGTGATGTACCAGTTATTTGTTGTATAGTTTTGTCTGTAAATATTATCAGTGATTCTCTAAATACTATCAAACCTGTAACATTACCACCAACTCTAAAACTACCACCACCATTTCCAGAAGTAAAATCGTTATCTAGTAACGGACCTGTAAATGTAACCACATCATTTTTACCAAAAAATAAATGTGTTTTAAAACTGGTTACATGTGTTGCAGATATGGCATCTGATGGCGCTCCTGTTAGTTCTACAAAACTAGTGCCATCATATAGTGCAGGTGGATTAGCTGCATCAACTATTGCAACCTTACGTGTCCCTGCAAAGTTATATTCTGCAAAACGTGTCTTACCTGCACCCTCTCTATTTAAACTAATAAATGTTACAGCAGCATTATCAGCAGGAGTGGAAGCCAGATTAGGAGCTATAGCTAATGTTTGACCACCAGTACCTCCTGCAGCAGAAGTGACAGTATATACTTTATCAAGACCAGCTACTGTAAATATATCACCTGCTTGTGGCGCTACAGTTAATCCATCTACAGCTAAGTTACCACCTGAGTTTGACCCACCATTTACTAACACTGTGCCATACGCAGGAACGTTAATTTTAGTAAAGCCATCACCTGATGTTTTGTATAAATCTGAATTTAGTGCAACTAAAACATCGTCACCAAAGACTTCTACACCCTGTGTTTTGTATGCGGTATCATATGTCTTAAATGTTAAGGCTGCTGCATTTGCAGGGCTAGAATCTAATGCAGGACTTATAGTAAGTGCTGTTGTGTTATTAGTAGCGTTAAAAGTAACAGCACCTATAGTGTATGTTCCGTCTATTCCTGCTACTGTAAACGTATCTCCTACAACAGGGGTAGTGTGCGTTCTTGATACATTTAGTGTTGTACCTGTTTGGCTTGCACCATTAACAACTGCTAGTCCATAAGGTGGTATTTTGTTTGGATCAAACTTAGAGAACCCAAGTATTCGTCTATACCCACCCACAATAGATGGTTCAAAGTTTGTTAGCCTGATTGCAGACCCAGGCATGTTAAGACCTTGCTGCAATGGACTGACGTTTGTTACAAGCCCTCCCTTAATTTCTACAGGAAATGTTTGTCTAGTTGTGGGCATAGTTTACAAAACCCTGCTAGGTAAGATTTTACTATTCATAGTCCCAGTATTAATAACATTTGATCTAATATAATCATATCTGTTTACATACAAAGTACGCATGTTTTTAATACCATCATCAAAAGCACTTTTTAAAATCATAGCCTCTTGTGTCTCACCCCTAAACATATAGGCAACGTACATAGCCCCATCTACAATTACATATCTAAATTGAACTGGTAAACTTGGCACATCTGTAGCTGCAGATAAATTTGTAGGTAATTTATAATAGTCAAACTCTAATATGTATTGTTTATCAGGGTATGGGTATAGTAGATAATTATTATCAGGGGTTCTTACAATAAGTCTAGGTATCTCTCCCTCTGTAAACTGTGTTACTGTTGTTCCGTTGGCTATAGCTGCTGCTGTTGTATTATTAGCACCTCGTGTACACCCAGTAAAATCATTACCTGATATGCCTGTGTAGGTTATCTCTTCTCCACCTATGAACAAACTTCCTGTAGAGGTAAACCCTGTAGTAGAAGCAACTGTTATGGTTGTTACTGAAGCGGACAAACCATCAGTAGCATTAATAGTTGTGGAGTTTATTATGTCTTCTTGGTTTGCATAGTCTCTAGAAATATATTCTTTGTAATCTAATATATCTAAATTATTACCAAGAGAACCTAAATCACTGTCTCTTTTAATTCTAGCTGTACCATAATCTACAGACTTTGCATCTGTTGGTATAGAGTATCTTACTACACCAGGAGTCAGTGTTTTAGTTTCTGTATCATGATTAAATGGAAAACCATATTCATGTTGATTAATATATCTAATAGATGCATTTACAGCATCCTTTACCATGGCATACTCACCAATGGCAGAGGCAAAATTACTAGATGTAAGTTCTACTTCGTTTAGTCGTCTGTTAACATCATTAACTAAACCTAAATAATCGTATGCCATTATTATTCCTTAGGGTAAGCTAAAGGGGCCAACCTGAGCCAGCCCCTAAAGTTTTTATGCAAGCAGATCACGATCCACTTCTGTAGCTTCCACACCACCACGGATGCCTGTTTCAATACAACAAGCCATCACACGAAGTTTACCTTCCGTAACATCTGCACTAGAGGCAGTTAATACAACGTCAATAGTATCAGTTGTAGTTACGTGTTGTGTAAAAGTAATAGTACCTGATGTTGTCATTGCAGCACCGTTACTACCACTAGCTAGAAATGTGCCAGCAGCAGCACTAACATCTGCTCCATCAACAATATCATCACCTTCTGCAAAGTCGATATCTACAGATGGTGAAGTCCCGTTAAAAGACTTTAGAATTTGAGCACCTGCAAAAAGCACCATTGTATTAGCTGGGATTTCTAATACTTGAAAGACATCCCCATTTGTACAAGAGTATCCGTCCTCAACCATTTTTTCAATGTCGATGACTGCTTCACGCATATACATTCCAAAGCCTTGGAAACGTGAGGGTGGTACAGCAACAGAGTTAGAATCAACACCAACCGTTGCTTTTGAAGTTAAGTCAAAAGTAGCCATAGTTTATCCCTCCCTTACGCTGCGTTATACTTGGCAGTAGTGATAGCTTCTGGACGAAGAATCTTTCTGCCGTATAGATGCATACCACGAACAATGTCAGCAAAGCTGTCAGGGTCACGATATGTTTCTGTCTTGTTGATTTGCTCTGCAGTTGCAACAGCAGAATCATGTCCAGCAACCAGTATACCAAAGTTACTGTTCTGGTTGGCTGTGCCTGATGTACCTGGGCCTGTGCCTACGGCAGGAAGGTTTGAGGATACATACAAACGGAAACCATGAAAGTTATTAATCACAAGACCATTACGTAGGCCACCTGATTCTCCATAGTCCCCATTCATGAAGCGACTATCTTCATCAGACAGAATCTCCATGAACACAGGATCAATGACAAGCCATCTTCCTTGTGTATCAACTTGTTGTTGATCAAGCAAACGCTTCATACGTGCAATAATCATTGCAGGTGAAACAGTTGCAGTTGGTAGTGAAGTTGCACCTGGCATACGTGCAGTTACTGGAATCGAGTGATCACCAGCAGATGCAGTTGTAATGTTACCAAATGAACTCTTAATCAACTTCATGCTAGAAAGCAATTCGTCTGAACCTGCAGTAGTTACAGCCTTTGTGCCATTGACAACATCATTAGCTGTATCTGCTTTTGAGTGTATAGCAGACTGCTTAAAGCCTGACATATAGCCAAGAACTTCTTGGTCATACTGGTCAGCTAGACGGTAAGCTGCACGATCTGTTGCAAGATCCATGAAGTTTACGTGGGAGTGAGCTTCCTCGATGTCATCCATCTTAAAAGCAAAGTAGTTACTTTTGTCCACTACTAACTGAAAGTCTTCATCGTCAAGGTCTTGTGCTGTAACAGTTGTGCCTCTAGCATATTCCTTAACTGAGATTTCAGGTTCTTTGATGATACGCACTGTATCACCTTGAGCAGATATCTCCCCAAAATAATCTGAGTTTGTGATATCGCCCACGGTAGCAGATTTGCGGAATGCAAGCTGTACCTTTTTGGAATAGATTATGGGACTAAAATTACCGTTAGGTAAATTACCATAACCTGCTGCGGTTTGAAAAGCCATGGTTAAATCCTCCTGATATTTGGCTTTAATAAAGCTAACACCGTTAAGAGGCTGTTATATTTTCTAGGGTGCAAGTATACTGATCAGGTTAACTTGGGCCTATACTTAAACAGGTAGTTCTTTTAGTTTAGACTTTTAATGAAATGGGCAATAACAAAAGGTAGTCAAATGAGGCTTTTGTTATATGTCCCTAGTTATACTGTTGATTTTTTATTTGTCAACAGTTATCTTGCAGAACCTGATACATCATAAATAAATTTACCACTACGTAGTGCAGCATTTATTTCATCTGATTTTTCTGCAAATTCTTCATTAGACATTTTAGCCACGTCTGACTCTCTTATAGAATCAGATGCATCATAAACATCTACTTCTGTCTTACCTTTTCTTGTTACTGTCTTAGCAGCATTCTTTGTATTCTTCTTTTTATCAGAAACAGTAAGACCTTTATCCATTTTGTAAAGATCAATAACTCTAATAACTGAGTCAGGGTCATCTGAGTTTTCATAGAGAGCATCCTTAACCCACTTAGGTTGTTCATCTGCCCAATCATGAAACTCATCTGCTGCTCTAAGATCGTCAAAGTCAGAGTGAGCTTTACGTATTACATTCTCTGCACTATCACGTTTAAGCTCCATACGTTCTTCATCAATCTCTTTTATACGTATGTTTGCTTTTTCAAACATCTCCTGTGCTTTTTTAGTTGCAATAGTTTCTACAATGCCAGCTACATCAGGATACTGTTGCGCCCAATTATCTATGTCTTCATCAGATTTTGGTGGTACTATACCTTCACGTTCAGATCTTTTTTCTAAAGCACTAAACTTTTCTTCCCACTCTTTTTCTTTTTGTTGTACGTGTCTACGCAGATCACCATAACGCTTTTTAAAAGTTCTTTCTTCTGCAGATAACGTTTCTTCTTTAACTTCTGTATCGGTCTCTTCCTCTTGGGTAGTTTCCTGCTTTGGTTCTTCATCTACTGGGGTTTCTCCCCTTGCTTCAGCTTCAAGACGTTTGATCTCCTCTTCTTCAGCTTTTATTCTTTTTTGTCTCTTTTCATAGTTATAACCACGATCAACAAATCCTGCAGTTTTCTTTGTTTCTACTTGTGCTAGTTCAGGCATATCCTATCTCCTTTTTATGTTGGGGTCAGCCAAAGCTGAGTAGCCTTATCGTTACTAGTATAGGGTATTAAACCTATTTTATTTTTTATTTATTTTTTTTTCTTCGCATTAAGCCGCCTTTGTTACGTCCTCCAGGGACTCCTGTAGATCCACCAAAACCACTGGTATCTTCTCTGCCACCATAGGAACCTCCACCACCGCCACCAGTAGGACTTCCACTATCACCTCCTGTAGAAGTGCTAGGACTATCTGGAGTGGTACTAGGGGGTCTTGGTCTATCACCCCTATTAGGCTCTCCTCTTGGATCACCTGATGTGTCTTCAGTAGGCCCTCGCCTTGGATCACCTGATGTGTCTCCAGTAGGTGTTGTTTTAGTTGATGTTACTTTTCTATCTTTACTAAATATGGTATTACCATACTGTTTTTCTATATCATCTTCTAGTCTTACTCCAGTTATTATGCCTTTAAAAGGCTCTAAGTTATTATTTTTTACATACTTATCTAATTTTTCTTGTATTTGTTCCGCTTCGTCTGTATAACCTCGTGCATTTAAAACACGAATATTAGCAGCCACTTGAGCAGCATTAGATCCTTTAGCAAATAAACCTATTGCACCACCACCCAAAATTCTTTCAAAAAAACCACCAATACCTGTACTAGGGTCTAGTGCCTCAAGTGTTTGTTGTGTTAAATTTTCTGCACTAGTGTAGTCATACTTTTCCATCCAAGCATTAGGATCTGGTGGATCAACAGCAAAACTGCCACCGCCATCCCTATCTGTGGATTGTTGTACTGGTTTTGGTGCTGTTGTTTTATAACCTTGAGATATTAATTGATTATATCTTTCTTGATCTTGTGGTAACATTAAAGTTATAACTTCACCGTTAGGTCCGTAAAGTGTTGTTGGTTTTTGTTGCACTTCTCCAGTAGGAGGTTGAAACGCACCTGCTCCTGGTTTTTCAAAACTAAACTCGCCAGTATATATTGGTCTATTAGGTTGACCTGGACCTGTCTGTGTTACAAACTGTTCAGTTATACCGCCATTAGACATGCCCTGTGGTTGTTGATACATTGCTTGCTGTTGTTGGTATGGATCTACCATACCTCCCTGAGCCATTTTTTGTATCTCTTGCATCTCTTCTCCCGTGAGAGGACCACCCATAGCCATTGCCTTAGGCCCACCCATAGGTACAGGTTCACCACCTATACGTCCATCTTTTTCCATCTTAGCTAAACCACTCTTAGCTTTATTACGCAAGTTTTCAAAATGTTTTACCCCATAGTACTGTACTACATCAGCAGGAACTACATACTCACCCTCAGATAGTTGAGCAGGTATATCATCCCTTACTTCTTTAGCCATAGAACCAGGAGGTATTTCATTACCAGACACAGGGTCTACCTTCATGCCATCATCTTTCAGTCCACCTTCTTGCATGAAGGCCATTTCCATTTGTCTGTTCATAATTGGTCCACCTTTATTTTTACTTCTTAGTTTAAGTCTTCTACCTAGCCCTAAACCTTCCATAGCAAGTTCTTTAGCTCTATTAGGGTCAGACCCGTAATCTTGAAGAATTTGATTTACTGCTTTACTAGGAGTTACATTTTGTTTTATAGATTCTTTACCTGCTTTAAAAGGGGCCATATCTTTTAATTGATTTGCTACTAAAAGTTCGTCTATTCTTGCATTAAATGGCTCATAATAACCACCTTGTATTTGTTCTTCTCTTCTTTTTAAAACTGGATATGATTTATCACCAACAAGTGCATTTTCTACAACCCTAGCTTCAGCTTCTCCCATATTTTTGTAATATAAGTTTCGTGCATTAGCACTTATTATTGCATATTGAAATCCTATTTGGTCTAATAATTCTTCAGCTTTTTTAGTATCTAGTTTTTTAGGCACACCGTTAACTAAATGATCTGGTAAATTATCAAATTCTTCAACTATTTTTTTTAATCTATCTCTTTGTTTAACTAAAGATGGTGCATTACCTAAAACCCTAATTGATTCTAGATTAGATCCTACACCACCTTCTATTATATCTTTACTAAAATTTTCTAAGTATTGAACAGCATGTTGTATTTCATGAAGTACAGTTTGTTTTAATTCTTTTTCATTACCTTGATTAATAGCTTTAATTAAAGTATCTTCTCCAATTGTTATCGTATTAGTAGAAGGTGAAAAAAATGCTGATGCTTCTTTTATATCTTTAGTTCGTTTAACTTTAACTTCATAATCTTTTAATTTAGGATATCTTTTATATAATTCAGGGTGGCCTAATAGATCAGAAAGTTTTACAGTAAATACGCCATTTACATTATATCCTTTACTATTAAAGTCTGGTTTAAAAGTAGCTGTAGTATCATCAATTTCAAATCTAAATATACCAGCCTTATCATCATATTCTAGACCAGTTGCTGCTTCTATTTCATCATTTGTTTTACCAGCTAATCTCATGTCTCTAGCTGTTTGTAAAGGATAACGTCTTCCTAAAGGGGAATCTTTAGGACTTCTTCTTCTAGAAACTCTTTCTGCAGGAGTTAAACCTTGTTCACCAGCAATAATTTCAGATTGAGGTTTAGGTATAGGTGCATCTAAAGCTTCAACTATTTTACGTGCACCAACTCGATCTGCTACTTTTCTAAGACCTGCTTTTGCTGCTGTGCCTAATCCAGGAATTAAACCAATTAATTCTGCACCACCAAGTAAAGCAACTTTTCTGTAATTAGGATCTTCTTTTTGTAACTCTTCTTGTATCTCCTCTACAGTCATGGCTGTACCAACTCCAGGTAACATACCAGCTACATTCTCTACTATTTGTTTACTAGATTCTTTAGATCTTTCTAAATAAGCCTGACTGGGTCTACGCCTACGTCTACCTTCTGCATCTAAACCTTCCATTTGACTTTCTATTGGTTCAGCCATTTATCTTATCCCTCAATCTCATCAAAGATCGTAGCACACGTACTTCTCCTTGTAACCTAAATATTTCATCAGGTTCTCTAGACTGTTCTAGTGCTACATGAGTTAGTGCAATCCGTTCTGCTATCTCTTCTAAGAAAGGATTATATAGCTTAGGATTATTTACAAAAGGTTTTAATGTATTATTCACGACTAGTTTCATTACTGTATTGGTTGTTCACTGCCTGAGAAGCCCTGTTCTCCTGGCTGAGGCGCTGTTCCTGTTCCTATAGTACCTCCCCCACTACCTTGGGTATCCCTTACCTGTGCGCCAGCAGGTGCTCTCTGTGGAGGTGGTGGTTGATTTACACCCTGTTGTGATTGTTGTGGAGGTGGTGGATCTGGGTTAGCCTCTTTAAACTTCTTGAGTATCTCTGCCTGTATAGCAGCCTCAGTCATATTGTTACCCACCTTATCAGGGTCAAGATCCATAGACTTAGCAATCTCACGTACCACATAGTCCATTCTAAAGAACGGTGCTAGTGTTGGGTTCTGTCCTATCTGCAAGAATTGCATCAAGCGTTGACTACGTACTTCATCAGCCATCAGACTTTCTGTACCACGAGCTTTAATCTCTAAGTCACCCTTAATCTCTGGATCAAAGTCAAACTGCATATTAAAGTTAAAGAATGCTTTGCCAAGTGGTGCAAGAAGATAGTCATCTATATTTTTAACCACGTTCCTAATACTACCGTTGGCAGCAGACATAAGCATAGAAATACCACTAGCGGTACGACCAACACCCGAAACGCCTGTCTGCCCATGAGCAAACGAAGGAAAACCAGTAGACTCATCAGCTAATACCCTTGCCTTGTCAAACATCATCATATTCTCAGAACTTACATTAGGAAATTTAGTTCCAAAGATAGCTTGACCTGGTGCACCGCCCTGCCTTCTAAATATTTTTCCAGGGTACACAGACAAGTCTTGCCCAGGAACTAGATTAGTTTCATCTACTTCAATCAACAAGTTACCTGACAGTGCAGCATTATCTACTGCCATACGCATAAACCCATTCATCAAAGTCTGTGTATCATCCATATTTTCTGCAATACCTACACCAAAAATACTGTAAGGGTTCATCTCATAAGGGGCAGCAAAGTATGGAATATAAGCAGGAGTAAAAGGGTTCATTACCAAACGTAATACTTGACTATTACATACCCAAGCATTTACACTTAATTGCTCAGTGTCTTGTAATTCTTTTGGTATCTCTATCTCTTGTTCTTTTAATATTTCTGTATCTACAAAGCCCCAAAACTCTAACACCTCAAATCTTTCTGATCTAGACTCCTGTGCATCATCCTCCATAGCTTGTTCCCACCATTCTTTAATGTAGGACTCGCCTAAGTTAAGAGCATTATCTATTGCATTCTTTCTAAAATAAGGTCTATTTTTTAAACCACGCAGTTGTGAACGAGACATTTTATGACGTTCTACAATATATTCAGCTTCTTCCATAGTGGCTGCATCAGGATCAGGATAGAAGTTCCAAATAGATACGCTACTAGTTTGTGGTATTGTTTTAAATACAGGAGAGTATTCACCATTTTCATCCCAATTAGGATACTCTTTATCTACAGCAAACGGTCCTTTCATAATGCCAGTACCAAAAAGAGCTGACTCAAATGCTGCAGCTCTCATGTGTTTCTTTGCGTGAGATTCTTCTAACTGGTCGTGTATCTTTTTCTCCATTTTCTTTGCTGCAACTTCTGCAGGAAAAAATTGTGGAGATGTAGGAGTCTTTGCATAACCAGGTTCTACTCTATCTATCACAGGTTCTAAATTATCTTTTAAACCTGCAAGTCTTTCTCTAAACTCTGGATATGTTTCCCCAGGCATTAACTCTGGTGAACTCTCTTTAGCTTTTAATTGTTCTGGGTTTGTTTCAAAGTTTACTACTTCTTCTACACCCTCAGGTAATCTAGTAGGATCAATACTAATAGGAAACTTATTACCACCAAACAAAACATCTGCTATTTGACCATACGCAGCAAGAACTTTTGTTTTAGTTATCTTAACAAATACTTGAGATTTTTCAGAAGAAGTAAACTGCACATCTGGTCCATATATACCACGATAGTTTCTATATGCTTGTATCCAACGATGTTCTTCTGTTTCTCTTGCAGTTTCTGCTCGTTCATACCTTTCTTTTACAAAAGCTACAATTTGACCAGCTTTAGGATCAGAATATTCCTCTGCCTCTACATCTTCAATGGAAGAGGTCTCCTCCATATCCATGATCATATCTTCTAATTCTTCTGCCATATTATATCCTTAATAGCCAAATGTTGCATCTGCAGCTTGAAACCCTGTTCTAGTTACAGCAGGATCAAAATCAAATATGTTACTTCTTGGTCTAGTCATTATACCATAACGTAAAGCATCATATAAGTGGTCCTCTGCATTAGTGTTTACATCTTCTGGGTTATTTTTATCAAGAGGTATGGAAGGTAACTGAGAAATGGTATTAGTACAATTATTAAAAAATACCAGTCTTGGTTCTTCAGTAAACTCATCAATCTGTAAACGTCTATGTATTTCGTTTTTACCTGCAACTCTTGATCCTCTAGATCTATCTGATGGTCTCCACCTACAACCTTTCATAATCATTTGCTCTGCTAGACTAGGGCCTGTGTCACCACGATTGTGCCATAAAGAAGAATCCAAAACGCCATATCTTATTCTTTCTCCACTTTCTGCTTCTAATATCATATCAGCTAGATCAGTAGCAATTACTTTAGATACATAAAGCTCTCTATAAACTATCAACTGTTCTGATGGACTTATAGCAAACCAAAGAACTCCTGTATAAGAACCATAACCATAGTCACAAGCTCTAAACCTAACCCAGCTATTTGGTATATCGTAAGGTTCTACTACATGTTCTTTCCTATTAAATTCAGGAAAGGCTGCTCCCTCTTGAATATCCCAATCACCTTCTAACAACTGTCTACGTTGATGTTCTGGTAAAGATAAAAGGTTAGCTTCATACATACCATCTTCTGATAAGTATGGATTATCAAAGAGGGTGGCTGGAATAAATCTACGTTTGAACAGAGGCTCACCCTCTCTGCTATGGCCCTTAGGCCACACAATAGTTTTATCGGTATCTATATCTGTAGCCCAAAAAGCTTTATTATGTGGTGAAGGATCAATAAAGGTTTTCTTTACCCACTGATGTCCTGGACCTCCAGGGTTTGTTGTAGCTCTCATATATAAAGGTAGGTCACTATCTTTTGATGCACGTAGTCGTGAACGCATGTAGTTCCAAGGATAAGGTGTAGGCCATTGTGTAAGCTCGTCAAACCCTATCCAGTTAAAAGCCTGACCTTGATAACGCATTACATCATCATCACGATCTAGATAAGACATCCAGAGAGTTGCTCCACTAGGTGACACCCAAGTTTTGTCCCTCTCCATAAACTTAATTCCAGGCACTGCTTTGGGATACAGATCTTTTGATATAGAAATAAGTTCTCTTAACTCTTCTGTGCTTCTACGAACAAGCAACATACTAGCCTGTGAGTTACCAAAGTAGCGTATGGGATCTACCACCATTGCATATGATTTACCACCACCAGCAGATCCACCATATAGTACTTCTTGTTCTGTTGCAGCTAAAAAAGAAGTTTGAGGCCCATCGTTTGCTTTAAATATAACTTTTTGTTTAGGCTCTTCTATCTCTTCAGTATATATCTTCTTTGGTTGAACCCTGGATACGTTTGATACTGTCTTCGATTTTTTTCGCTTTATCACTCGCTTCTTTGTATCGCTGGGCATAGTAGCGTTGGTTTGCAAGATCTTTCTTAAGTCTCGACTCACGATTCACTCTTTCATTTAAAGCTACGTAACTAATACTTCTTCCAGACTGTGTGGTTAACCAGTTTGCAACATCTCTGTAGCTATATTTTTTTAAATGCTTTTTTGCATCTTCGTATAATTCTAATTGCTCAGGTATTGGTAATAGTATATCTTCATCATTAGGATCTTGTTTATATCCAAAAGGTATCTTTCTACCAACTCTAACCACAGGATACCATATTTTTTCTCCGTTAATGATATCTGGTTTAGGTAATCTCCAAGTTCTTTGAACTTTACCCATCTTCTTTCTCTGGTAAAATAAATAAAGGATTAGCAGCCTTTACTTCTATTTTATCTGTTTTTGCAAAACCTGCCCTGTCTAGTAAATCTTTTGCAGCAACTATCTTTTCTTTATTACCTAAATCTGTGGGACTAGCCATTACCTCAGACATAGCCCAAGCTGCTTTTGAACCACTAGAAGCAATAAATTTTTTAGTAAGCTCTGCAATTTCTTCTTGTAAAACTGAGGTTATTTTTGTAGAAGAGGTATTAGGGGCATATCCAGCAACCTTAATAGCAGCCACTGGATCACCCCTACACTCATCTGTAAATAAAACATCTAAAAATTTTTGTTGTTTCTCTGTAAGATTATGTGCCATATACCTTATACCATATCTCTGAACGAGATACCCCTATATCTTTTAGTGTTCTATCTGACATATTATTTAGTTGCCAGTAAGCTATTCTTTTTTCTTGTGATTCTTTTATAAAGTTGTATATACGTTTAAACATTTTTATCTCCTTCTATGATGCACTTGCATCTATGAGGATAGTTTTACATATTTAAAAGATAAGTACAACTTATAGTTATGCAACCCCGTTATGTTAGGATTGCATATTGTTTAAGATAAAACTACACGCACTGTTGTAGATGTACTACTAGCACGTCTGTAGTTTAATATTGTTGCATTGCCCACTGCTTTTGGTACAATGAAACTGTGTAGTCCTGCAGCAAGTTCTAAATCATTATCACCAGCATCAGCTTCTGCAGCAGTAAAACTTATATCTATTGCATGGCTGC